ATTCTTGTTTGATATATGTAGATGATCCGTAGTATCCTCCAAGGATAGCATCTTGACTAAACAAATCTTCTGTGTAGGCCTGCTTGATGTTGTTATAGATGCGTTTTTCTAATTCTAATAGTACATCATCTCTAAAATCACCGTAGGCCACTGTAATACTGCCATCGTGTCCCTGAATAACATTAATAGGAGTCACATAGGTATCATCTAAAAACAAAGACGGAATAAAAGTTTTATATAGACCCAATTTTGAAGGAGTAGCTGGAATAAAACAAAAACTGGAAGATACATATTCTTTTATTTGAATAACATCTCCTTCTGTTAATGATCTAGAAATACTTACAAATCCAAACGTATCATTAAATGTGTAATCAACGCCGTGTATCAACTGTGTATTGTTGATATAGATATAAACTGCTGTTCTACTTAATTCAGTTAAATTAAATTTTTGACTTAATGCAAAGGTAATGATTCCAGTGTCTTCTACAATGTATTCTTTGAGATTGTAAGCGCCACTGCCCACCATATCAGAATCTGCAAATGCGTCTTGTTGCGTTTTAATTTTGGACATAGTGGCCAATATTTCATCAACAAATTCTACAGGATCTAGATTGTATGTGGAAGTTTCAGCAAATTTAATAAAGTTATTTTTAAATTCTGTATAAGATTTTTTTGCGTACTGGATAGATTTAATAATGTTTACGTGCTTGTCGCACAGCAACATTATTGCGGTAGGCGTGATTCCAGAATGTTTTAGAAATCTTCTTGAAAGATTTTGATATCCGGTAATATCTCTCAGATTACTTGCACCTGGATATGACCCGCTGAATTGATCGAATAGGTCTATTGCTGTTGAAATGTGGTCAACCGCCTGTCCTAGGGTAAATGTTTTTACTTCTTCATTCAAGGGATTTTTTTCAAGTCCTACTGGAATCTCATAATATCCTAGATGAGGATCTACATCTGCAAATACTTTAACCGTAACAACATCATTTATTTTAAAACTTTTGGGAAATGTAAAAATATTTTGATTTCTAGTGTAGGTTCCTGAATATTTTATTCCATTGATATAGATTAGGATTTTAGAAATTTCACCATCTTCAACGTCGTCCCATTTGATTCCGTTGCTGACAATTCGTGTTGAAACTTCAGTGACTGTGGTACTGTAAATTACTGGCTGTAAATAGGTACGATCAGATTTCAGCCATCCATTGGCATAACTTCCTGTGTGGGTAAATTTGTAGTAGCCTTGCCTAATTGTCTTGTTGAATACTTTTTTGTCAAAATTATAATTAAATGAATCTATATCCCAATCGAAATAGAATTCAATATCTCCCACATTGTCGATATTTAGATAGCTCAAACTAAATCCTAATTCAAGATCAACTGTGCTGTTTCCAGTTTTATAACTGACTATCTTGGTTCCTACAAAATCACTGACTGGGTAAGTGTCTATGTCGCCGTAGCTGACGCTGTTGTCATCAAACACATCAAATAACGGACTTTGATTCACTGCGGTTTTCTTTTGACTAGGTACCCAAGATGTACCGTTAAAGTGATACATTATTCCTTTGTTTAGTAGACCTCGTCTAACAAACACTCCGTCACCGATGGTAGAAGTTGCGTCAACCGTTTCTACCAAATTAATTTGTCTGCGATTATTATGAATTATAAAATTTACTGTGTAAATTCTGTTGTTGGCCAGTGTATCAGTATCTGCTGTGACTAACAATCTAGCACCATTAAATAATTCTTCGCCGTCAACGTTGTATCCGAGACTGCCTTCTATGATTGAAAACACATCAGTGGTAAAAGTGTCAACAAAATCAACTGGCGTCTTTGCTAGACTGCCGTGGTTGAACAATTTGAGATTTGAAGAAAATTCAATGATAGGTCGTTTGGCTCTGGCTGTTTCGATTGAATCGAACTCACTATTGTTGAAATTATGTGCCTGTTCTAGTACTGATTTATGAAACCATCTGTTGTATCGACTCCAAGGATTTGAATCTTGACTAGCTCTATTAATTGTGATATAGTCTTTTGACTCCGGATATGCAGCAGCATCATCAAAGGGTTCTGTGTCAAATCCACCATTGTCAAATAAAACTTCTAGACTTGTTGTACTAAGGGTTGGCGGCGCCAGGTCTTGAAATCTTATCAATCTAATAGATTCACCAACACCTTCTACTATCCAAGTGTCTTTGGAATATTTTGTAGGCGTTACTGTACCGGAAAATCTAACTTTCATACCGTTGGTAAACGTAATACCATTACTACTAACATATGTAGCTTTGCCAACAACTTCATTCACGATATCAATTTTGGTATTTGATTCAATGTCCGCAATTAAAAATCTACCAAACCTATTGATATCAGTAGAACTTTGATAAAATAACACATCGGGTGAATCAAACGGCACGGTGAAAGTCAATGTGCCATTGGTTGCTCCTTGGCCGGTAATTCCTGTATTATAATCTAATGCGGTAGCCTGGCTGGCAGCTTCAATATATTCCCAATCCTGGCTGTCTTCATCTATGGTACTGCCGTCAGTGACTGCAATAAAAGTTTTGGCTTTCCATAACTTGTTGTTAAACACAGCAAATTGGCCTTGTTGGTATGGTAGATACGGTTTGTAAATCAATGATCCGGTATCATAGGCAGTTTTAATAACAAACCCTTCACCTGGTGCATTGATCTGAAACTTGTATGTTTGTCCTCTATATAAGGTTAACGTTGGATTATTTGTTAGCCCGTCTGGGAAAAATATCCAAGATGATGTCACTCCTAATCGCACTCTATAAGTGCTGATTATGGCTTGCCTTTGACCAAATATAGTAATAGGCGGCGGGCCGTCTGGTACCCAGTAGTATTCTCGGAAATTAACAAACTTGTCCCATTCAATCGGTGGATTCCAAGAATAATGATCCTGATCTGTGATTAAATCATCTCTTTCTAGATTGTTACCAAAAAATTTCAATTGATTTTTAAAATCAATGTAATCATAAAAATTTTCTACTTTGTCTTTTTCTTTGATTGTGACACCAGGTTCTAATTGGTATCTACTTCTAAGGGTCGCATCTGTGTCTAAGTATACGTCCGAACCATTATAAGTTTTACCATATCTACGACCCACATAGCCAACTGTTTTAGATAATGTACCAGGTTGAACCAATGGATCAACCACTGCAGACATAAATTTTGCATTGGTTTCAGTTTGGAAGACTTCTGGTAGAAGTTCTACAGTTCTGCGAATTGGTAACTGACTTTGAGGGAAAATATCTTTTGCCATAATCTTATTGTGTTGAGTTTATTATAGATGCTACTTCTGCACGTATTTCAACTGCGGTAATGGCTGTGACAATTACGATATCATCCACTGTTGCGCCGCTGATAAAAATTTCTTCTGGTTGACTTTGTATTTCAAATAAGCTACCAAATGCTTGGTCTGGTTGTCTAGGTACAATCACAAGATTACTGACATCCGGCGCAACTTCGTTAGTGATGTATGTGATTAATTCTCCTAGATAGAATCTGTCTCCAAAATCCCAATTATTGATATCAAAAAAACTGTTGATTGCTGAGACTATTCTTACCTTTAGATCATTGTCGTTGATTGTTTTATAGGGATTTTTAACCACTTTAAATTGTGCCTGTAGTTTTGGATCAGCTGTGCTACCGAATAAAATTTTGTAATTTACAGGATGATAGATTAATTCATCGCTGATGGATTTAATTAGATTCAACTGTGTGCCAAATGCTATTCTCAATGCATCGCTAGTAGGAACTTCAGGTTGACTGATAGCTCCCGATATATACTTTCTAAATTCAGTATCGTAGGTTCTTGTTAAAAGAAAAATATCCATAATATTACTTACACTGGGATCTATTCTTCGATCGGTGTTGGCATTATGAATATATTGAAATTTGAGATCAGCTCGACCTATCACTGCTTTGTAATCAGATTCAATTATCAATGTATTTGTACTTAGATCAACACGCTTTATTCTATTTTCATCACTGGCGTAAAAATAAATTAATTGTCCGTTGACATAATCAGAAATAATGATATTACTTTCAGTTTGTCTAATTAGGATAGTGTCATTGACGTTATCAACATAAGAGTAGGTTGTGTACCCGGAAGCATCTGTTGTTTTATAAAAAAACAAGTATTTTAGATCTAGATCTTGACCAACTATCTGTTCGAATGAATCAGGATTGTCAATGACACCGTCGTCGTCACTGTCAGCAAATGACAGCTTTATTTCATTGGCGCTTTGATAACCATCTTCAAATTTAATTACATCACTGACTTCAAATGTTTTGTCATTTTTCAAAGCATTTATCAAACCGTTGTTGGAATTTATTCCAAGAATATTGATTTTGTCTTTGACTGTTTTTCCAGTTTTTCTGTCAAAGGTTTTTTGATTTACATCAAAATAAAATCTGTTCTGTTCTAGACTTCTAAAAATATAATCTAGTCCTCTAATTCGCACATTATAACTGTCTGCCTGTCTAACAAACGCTATAATCCAGGCAGTGTCTAGATTACTGTTAGTGGTGTCTCCGGCTCGGCCTAGACTGAAATCATTAAGCAGATCAATATTTGCAGAGGTAATAATTTTCCAAGAACTTTCTATAGACTCATATCTTAGACCAAAATTTACATTTAAACTGATGAGATTGGTCATTTCATTTTCTAAGGCGGTTGGTAGATTATTAATAAATCTAGGAACAATTTGTGTTGCAATTGCTCCTGTAGGAACAACATCATTAAACACTATAGGACCAAGTCCGTTGGCCAGTGCTCCTCGGCCGGCATTGGTTCCATCTCCTGTGATTTTAACAACCTTGACCCAGATTCTATCTGTCTGTTCTACATCTGTTGCACTGATGTTCACAATCGCACCCTTTTTAAAGGCCTTGCCGGCGGGAGGTTCAAATTTAATCAGTGCTCCTGCAAACACATATTTCAAAGAGTTTGTGGTATATGTACCAACTTTGAACAATGACTGATCTATATTGTTAATAAAATAGCCGGTGGATGAATTTACATCGTTGGTGGTCTGTGTCCAAAGTGTATTTGAATCTGTAAATTGTATTTTTGTGAAATTTGTAAGATAAAAATTATAAACATCTGTGTTGGTCAACAGGGGTTCTATGTTGTTTCTAATATAATTTATAATGTCAATTCTGTTGGTATACTTAAAAGACTCTGTTCTTTCTGTTTGTTCTTTGTATATTACACCATCGTCAGCAAAGACATTTACACTTGAATATTTTCCGCTGGCATCAATTACGTCAAAATTTCTACTGATGCCGCTGCTGGTTCGATTGATGGCTTTGACTTTTAAAATATCTTGACTGCTGGACAACGGGGCTAGATTATAATCTTCTCCGGTGATCATGCGATTCTGTGTGTAATAAATTGCAGGAGCACGAGCTTTGATACTGTCGATGTCTTCGGAAGCTGTTGCGGTGCTGATAGTATATTTCAAACTACAACTGATCAATAAGTCATGTCTCACGCCTGCTTTGTTTATATACGGCACAGAAATATTGATTGCTCGTATTTCAGCGGGACTAACTGTGTAGCTTAGACCGTTACTGACTCTATAGTATGCTTTGAAAGCACCTTGGGGCAAGTTGCCGTAGGTACCATCTGCAAATACCAAATCAATTTTATCATCTTCTTTGGTAATCACACTGTAAATATTTCTTATGCTTGAATTGATACTGTTGTAGGCAATGTTGCTGCCTGTAATACTGCTGACTTTGGTCCATTCAGCTGCCTGTGTGCCGTCTGAATTTGTGGCAAACAGCCAAACATCTGAATCATTTATTCCTGTAACGTCAACAGACACTACTTCATTGGTGGTAGGAACATCAACGCTGAAATCAGTTAATTCTAGACTGCCTTGTTTCAACAACATAAAGAATCCGGTGTTAGCACTGGCGCTGCCTTTGCCGTCTTGTCTATAGACAAATCCCAACTGACTGCCTGGCACAGGCGGTTCTTCATAATAATCCTCAGCGCCAATAAAGCTGGTACTTACCAGTTCAAACGGCATCTTTCTACTGGCCACTATTTTTTCAAAGTTGAAAATTGGTACATCTGTAAAATTAGATCTAAATCTATACTGCTGTGAATCAATGCCTTGAATTGTATCTGTACCCTGGCTTCTGCCAAATTCGGTGTTGTCTGCCATTGCAGAATTCATAACAAGAATAAATTGCTCTAGCCAATTTGAGTTAGTAGGATCATTCCAGATAATTGTTTGACTGGCAAGATTCTTGTTGTTGCTGTCTAATATACCTTCTGTTGTAGACACTGTGTCAAATTTGATTAGGCCCTGTGCAGGAATATTTCTTCTGCTGTTGTAAGAAATCAGTCGTGCTAGTCGCAGCACAGATTCTTTGGTTTCAGCTAGTTCTAAAAAGTTTTCTCTGCTGGCAAGATCAGTACGGAAGGCCAGACTCTGTCCTAAAAATGCCACTGCATCTATCAGTGCTAGATATTCTGAACTTTCGATGTAATCGTTGAAATCTTCTGGGTAATTTTCACGAAGATAGGTAATAATAACTCTACGCAGATTTTCAAAATCATAGCTTTTAAAGTCAGCATTTTTAAAGGTCTGATAAATTCTTTTCCAGTCCTGGTTTAAAATTAAATTATTCTGTCGAGACGTAGTTGTCATTTTCTTTCCCTATACTGATATTTATCGTAAAAATAAAATGCGCATTTTATGTTATTGTGTTATCTCTATCAAAATTTAAACGCAGTGTATCAGTGATATCAAATGGTAATATCACTATTTCTGCTTCTATACGTATGCCCTGTTGTGTGCTGTCTATGGACACTGAGTTTACTTTTACACGTTTGTCAAAATTAATAATTTCTTCAACATCTTTGGCAATTGCTGATTTTATTTCTGGGGTAAAATTCTCAAATAGTGTATCCCAGATGATTGTTCCAAATTTGGGATTTTCTAATTTTTCACCCTTTCTAATATAGAAATGATTGATAAGATCTTGTTTAATCAATTCTGCATCGTATAACTTGTAGTTTCGTTTGAATTCTTTAGAACTAAATCCTCTGTATCGAAAGTTACTAGAATTTGCATTTCCTATGCTGGCTTTGTTTTTTGCAATAACTTTGTTGGTATATATTTTTGCCATAATTTATTTCCTTAGAACGGAGTATCACTTGGTTTTTTGTATTTGCGCCAATCAGTTGGCGGTGTTCGCATACTAGCACTTTCGCCTTCGTAACGACCGTCAACGTCTCGATCTGTTAGATCTGGTTTGACTTTTGTGGCATCTAGATTTTCGTGGAAGGGGTACGGCTCAGCTGTGGGCATTCTTCTTACTATAACTGTTTTGTTCACATCATCTTCGCCTGGTGCTGGAAGATCTGGAAGACTGTGTGTCTTTAATATTTTTGGTAATTCTGCCGGTGGTGCCGCTGCCGCTGGTGGTCCGTTCATGTGAATCTGTGGAGCAGTTTCTAAAATGTTGCCGCCTGCGTTTGTTTCGTTAGATCCACCTGAAGTGTGTTTAATACTGCCACTAACATTAACATTGTTATCCCCGGTGACTGTCATTTTATAGCCGGCTCCAATTGTTTCATCTAGAGACGATTTAATCTGTATTTTTTGATTAGCATCTACAATTAAAATGTGATCTTTTATCACGTGAGTGTGCATTTCTCCGTTTACTTTGAGATTGAAATTACGACCAACTTCTATATTGAAGTCTCTATCAGCAACAAAATTAAAATCTTGCTTGGTTCTAATGTTGATACTGTCTTCGGCGTAGATATCAATTTTACCGTCGCTGGTAAATTCAATCCAGGCCGTGCCTCTACTGTTTCCAATATAAATTAAATCTTCAGAATTATGAAATAACAATTGATGTCCTGTTCTGGTCCTAATTCTAAAATGTTCGTTGTAGGGAATATCTTTTAGTCCTTCGGGATTTTTTACATAGGTAGGAGGTCCGTCAGTGGGCTTGGTTTCTCTATAGTATCTGTCATCACCGTCATCCATGACAAAGTGTGTTCCACCCAGTCTTTGAACCGGAACTGGGATCGGCGTAGGACTTTCTCTATTTCCCAAAAACTTTTTCTTGCCATTTCTATCTAAGGGGCCGGGACTGCTCATTCCAAACACCATGTTTGGTACATCTCGTCTTGACGTAGAAGTGCTGGTGCCTCTTACTTCATCTCTAATCAGGCCTTGAGTCTTAAATCGTCTAGCAATAGGATGCACGGCCCTAGGTATTTTATCAATTTCTAAATTTTTGTCGCCTTCGTTGGCTTTTCTATTGTGTTCAACCACAGGCAGCGGATGCTCCTCCTGCTTGTAGTCTTCGTCTGTTTTATATACAGTGGTTCCGCCAATAGCAGGAATCATGTGATTTTGAAATTTATCTTGAACATTTGCTACCCAGTATCCCTGATCTGGTTTTCCGTCTATGAACAGCACAATACCGGTTATGCCGGTGTCAGGAGGAACACCCCAGAATCCATAGCTCATCTGCGAATCATCAGCTGTGACATTTTGGCCAGTAAACTCAAAAGGTGTACAGCCATAAAACGGACTGGCATATTTTACAAAATAGGTTTGGCTTTCATTACCTACTTGATTTCCAGAATCTCTAATAAGCACAACTTCAAGTCCGCCTTGAAACAATAAATCTGCATGGCCTATAATTTTAGCCAAATAAGGAGCACCGGTGAGACTGCCCTGTGAATTTGCTCGTTGGTCTTCTCTTTTTTCAATCATATTATTCGCCTGGTTGGTTCCAGTATGTGCCAGAATCTGGTTCCTGCTTATCTGTCGTTGTTGGGAACACGCCTGCGCTACTGTCGCCTTGATCTTGAGCAGGTATTCTAAAACCTGATACTACCTGTGTGAATAAATTTCCTTTAAATCTAGCTTCTACTTTTGTGACCTTAAACAGTCCACTAAAAGGACTAGGAGCTTGTCCTTCGGGGAAATAATAAAGACCGGACTTGGCAGCGGCTGCTCCGCCGGCATCTGGGTCTGCGGGAGTTCTAAAATTTACCACCACCCAGATATCTGTGGCTTCGTGATTCATGGTTCCATTTTCAGTTACTTGATCTTCACTTTCACTATGAAAATTACTGTATCCAACTTCAGGAAGAAAATAGGGATCACCCAAAATTTCTAAATCTAAATTTATTTGATTTCCCACGCTATTGAGATAGGCCATATAAAATTCATTGGCGATTTTTTGTTCGGTGCTGGTTTGACCCGACCCACCTTTGAACGGAATATTTCCGGTGGCCATATCGAATTTTGCAGGGGCAGCACCTCCCCCCACCGACGGATTTGGGGCTCCTGCTGACTGTTTGCTGGTTAAAGTAGGGCCGGACTTTGATTGATTTACAGAATTATTTTGAACGCCGCCTGAGTCTTCAACCTTGTTAGGATCGATGGCTGTGAACAACATATGTTTTATTTCAATATTGAATTTAATAATATCTGTGTTTAGACCGGTGTATATGTAGTTGTATTCTTTTTGTGCAGCACTTTTGCAAGCTGTTATTCCTTTACTTGTGCCTGATGGCGATAGGTAAGCACTGTGATGTATTTTATAGGGCTGCACTCTAAAAGTGATATCTTTAGCATAATCATTAAGTTTAGGATCAAGTTTATCTTCAAGGAGTAGAACATCGACATTAGTTTTCCACCAGGTTACTCTGCCTTGGCTGTCAATTAGGTCTTCCTTAGTTGCTCGATCTCTAGCTTCTTTGGTGCTAAGAATCACCTGATCAATGATGTTTGTGATGCTGGTATCTTGACTAAATTGCAGAGATTTTTCTTTAGGATTGATAGACATTTTTCCTCTAATAATTTTTCCGCTAGCGTCATCGTAGATGTCTCCTGCACGTTTGGGTTTTTCAGTTCCGCCTTGGCTTTCTGGTGTAAACTCTAGGTCATTACCGGGTTTGCGGCCATAGGGATTATCTCCTACAAATGCTATATTGTATTTGTCCGGATAGGTTTTTTTCTTATCTTGTACAAGTTGAAGTTCTCTCTTGTTTAAAAAAGATATCAAACTGTATTCTGGATGATCAATCAGTACTTCGTTGCTGTCTTTGCCCACAAGTTTTACGTCGTTGAAAACTTTGTTCATCTGTTGAGACAGTGCCACATGATTATAAGGAAAGCATTCTACCTTGTAGGTACTGCCAGCTTCATTGACTGTGAAATTTGCATTCATTAATCTTACCAACCAATTAAACGGGCCTACGGTCATACTCTCTCCGGGGGCTGTCCAACCTACAAATTCCAGTCTCAACACATAAGCAGCATTGTCAAGATAACTTTTGTATTTAGATTCCAATGCGGCTGCCTGACAGCTCTGAAGAAATAGTCCCATACTGTAGGGTTCAAATATTTCAAATTCAAGTTTTGC